TGGCTTCGCCCAATCAGCGGCGTTCCTGTCAACGACGAAGTAACGGACGACATCAGGGAGCCAGCATGACCACCACTACGCCCGCGCGCGAGGTTTCTGCACGCCCTAAGGAGCAAGCATGCTGATCGGCATTGACCCTGGCATCAAGGGTGCCTTGGCGTTCTTCTACGACGACGGCCGGCAGGCTGTACTCGATGTTCCCGTCCGAAAAAAGCAAGACGGAAGCAATGAGGTCGATCCTCGCGTGTTGCAGCAGATGCTTCGCAACTACGTGCCAGCCGACGAGAAAGGGCTGGTGGTCATGGAAAGCTCGCACGCGTTCATGGGCAGCGGCAAGCGCGTCGGCTCCATGGCGTCGCAGGCATCGCTCGCGGCCACCAAGGCGGTGATTGCGGCTGTCTGCGAACTGACGGGGCTCGACATTGCCTACGTCACGCCGCGGGAGTGGCAAGGCCTGTTTGGCATCCGCAAGACCGAGCGCGAGGACACGAAGGACCAGAGCCTGCGCATTGCGCGTGAGCTTTATCCCCACCTGAAGCTGACCAAGACCAGCGGCCGGGCTGACGCGCTGCTGATCGGGCGCTACGGCATGAGGCACTTCGTATGAAAGCCGAAATTAACGCGCGGGGCGTTCTCTCCATCATCCCGGAGACGCCTCTTGAGGCCTTTGCCTTGCACGCGTGGGGAAAAGCCAACATAGGCATGTACATGATGCATCCCGGCGAGATTAAGACCTTCGAGGTCAGCAACTTAGTCCTCGAATTCAAGGGTGACGACCTTTTCCCAGGGTTCGTATGATGGCCTCAATCCTCCAGCTCGCCGGCATGCTCCCGCGCGACCCCCAGTTCCGCGAATGGGCCGCATCGCACGCCGAGGTCGAGCCGCTCACGGTCGACGAAGCAGCGGAGTTCATCCGCGTCGTCTGCCAGATCACATCGCGCCGTGCGCTCGCGACCGACAAGGCCGCAGAGGCTCGGTTTCATCAGTTCTTGCGCCGGCCGTTTGTGGCCTGGCGTGAGCAGCAAACGGAGGCTGCATGACGCCTCAGAAACTGCGTGAGCGCCGCCGTGCCCGGGTTGAGAAGATGCGGCGGGCCGCCGCATATGTCGCCATGGCTGAGATCATGGCGAGCAACTATACGTTGCAGACTGCCAAGGAATGGCTCTCGTGCCTTGCTGTCCTCGCGGCGATCTTTGCCGTGATCGTTGGCCCAATTCTCTACTTCACCCATTAACCGCGAATGGAAGAGAACACGAAATCCAGGCGACGCCTGCGCCTGAACTGCGAGACACCCGAAGCGCAGTCGGTTAGCGGCACGCGCGGCGGCCTGAAGAAGCTCGACGCTAACGCCATAGAGGCACTATGGGACCAGGTTCAATCGCACCGCGCGGCGACATTCCGATGGACGCCGATGAAACAGGAGAAAGCATGACCGGATTCGTTTGGTTCCTTGCGCTCGCAACATTGCTAACCGGTGACGCAGGTTTGTCGTTCCTCTGTTTTGGCGCGCTCGCCCTGCATTACCTGGCCTAAGGGGAGAAAGCATGAAACTCTGCAAAGACTGCAAGCATTTCAAGCACATCAGGGGCACGCCATACGACGCCTGCCATGACCCGGAGGCTCGTCGAGAACCGGTTAGCGGGACGGCCTTCGCCGAGTTCGAGAGACGCGACGGAAACTGTGGACCGGAAGGGAAGTTGTTCGAGCCAAAGCCAATCGGATTCTTCGGGCGCCTGTTTAGCTACAGCGGGGATTGACATGGATCGAATCGACGAACTCCTTCTCGACTGGTACGACTACCAGCGCGGCTATACGCCCAACCTCGACTACGGCGGCGCCGATCCTGCCTGCCGCGACTTCCGCATCAGCCGTCAATGGATGGACTACGACGACCTGAATGCAGAGGTTGAGGCGAACCAGAAGGCCTACGTCGGCAAGCTGATCGAGCCGATGATCCTCAAGCTCGACATGCGCAGCCGCCTGGCGATCAACACGGCAATGCGCAACTTCGGCGCTGGTGCATCGGTCTGGGTCAACCCGCGGCACGCCGAGACGCAGGACGATGACTACGAGCGCGCCAAGGCGATTCTCTGTCCGCAGATGGTCGCCGCGGGACTGGTAGAAAAACGGGAGTGCATCAGACATGACGCCGAAAAAAGCCTTTCAGCAGCATAGGGCCAACGCGAAGCAGCGAGGTATCCCATTCGAGATGACTTTCGACGATTGGTGGGGGATCTGGCGCGAATGGTTCCACCTTCGAGGGCGCGGAACCAATGGTCTTTGTATGGCACGTCATGGAGATGCTGGTCCGTATGCAGTCGGGAATGTCTACCTGACTACCAACCTCGGGAATCAACTGGACGTGCACCCATCCAAGCGCAAAATCCCCGATACAACTCTCAGTGATGACGAGAGGATATCCAGGCAGATCAGGCGCAACAGATGGGGCTCGAAAGGTCCGCGCATGTCGTTCAATGGCGATCTGAAGTCACATATTTCATTCAAAGCATCTTGCGAAAAAGAAGAAGTTGTGCAAGAGTGACGCCCGTGGCACGTTTCGTTCGTCCACAGAAAACCGAAGCCCCGTTAAGAAGCCCCGCCAGTGCGAACTGAGCGGGGCTTTTTCGTTTCTGCCAGTCACGCAACGGTCGGCGTTGCAGCTCACACCCGGACTGGCCCACCGTGTCTCCACGCGTCCACCGCGTTTGCCCCGCTCGTCGGGGCTTTTTTCTTCCGCAAGGCGTGAGTGCGATAACTGCGCCAGCTGTCGACGTCTTGGAAGCCAGGTGTCTCCGCCGGCTCGCCGGAACTCGCTCTGGCGCGGGTGACAGCAACCCCTAATCCCTTGGAGCAAATCATGAGCGATCCGATTGCAGAAGCAGCAGCAAGCCTGGGCGACGCAGCGCCGAGCAGCACAGAGCCGCTTCCGAATATTTCCGACGATGCGACTGCTCTGGCTGCTGCAAACACAGCACGCGCGGAGGGATTTGCTTCGCAGGCTGAAGTGGATGCTCTTGTCGCTGGAGCCGTAGAAACGCCGCAGGAGGCTGGCACGGCCGCCGCGGGGGAGTCTGCGCAATCGTCGCCCGCTTCTACGACGAGCATTACGCCCGAGCCCTCATCGGCTGAAGTCCCAAACGATGCCGCCACACCGCCCGCTGGTGCTGCTACGCCTGCCAGTATGGGCAATGTGCTGGTGAACGCGGCGCCGGTGGTTGATGCGCCTGTAATCGATGCGCCTGCTGCTGAGCCGATGCCGATGAGTGCGGAGGAGCATGCAGCACTTCCGGATTGGGTGAGAAATGCTCAGCCACCTGCCGCTCCTCTGCCGCGCGAATCGCACCTGATGCTGCTCGAAGCCAAGTTCGCCAACGCGCTCGCCAAGCTGCGCAATGCAGAGCGTGTGTCCGTTGACGAACTCGAAGCGATCTACGTGCACATCAAGGCGGTGATCTAAGCCATGGCCCGTCCGTCGAAGTACAAGCCCGAGTACGCCGAACTGGCGATGAACTATTGCCTGCTCGGGGCGACGGACGCGGAAGTCGCTGCTTTCCTCGGTGTTGGCCTGCGGACAGTCGGAGACTGGAAGCTCGCCCACGAGGACTTCGCCGAGGCGATGAGCACCGGCAAGGACAAGGCAGACGCGAAGGTCGTCGGCGCGCTCTACAAGAACGCCACCGGCGGCAACGTCACCGCACAGATCTTCTGGCTGAAGAATCGCCGGAAAGAGGATTGGCGGGACAAGGTGGATCACTCGCTCACCGGTCCTGACGGCGGTCCTGTCCAGTTCCAGAGCGTGACGCGCAAGGTGATCGACCCGCGCGACCCGGGTGAGCCAGAACCGAAGCTGCAATGAGCGACCTCGTAATCGAGACGCCGCGCGCGTTCCTGCCGCTTCTGAAGCCGGCGCGATACAAGGGCGCGCATGGCGGTCGAGGTTCCGGCAAGTCGAACTTCTTCGCCGAGCTGTGGCTTGAAGAAAGCGTGAGCGAAAAGCTCGATTTCGTCTGCATCCGGGAAACGCTCAAGTCGCTTGAGTTCTCAGTGAAGAAGCTGCTTGAGTCGAAGATCCAGACCTACAACGCCGGCTATTACTTCGATGTTCAGGACCGCCGCATCCTCACGCGGCATGGCGGCGTGACGATCTTCGAGGGCATGCAGAACCACACGGCCGACTCCATCAAGTCGCTAGAGGGCTTTGATCGGTCGTGGTTCGCCGAGGCTCAGAAGGCCAGCGAAAAGAGCCTCACGCTCCTGCGCCCAACGATTCGCAAGCCCGGCTCGCAACTGTGGTTCGACTGGAATCCGGACTCTCCGACCGATCCTATCGACATGCTGCTGCGCGGTGAAGAACTTCCGCCAGATGCTGCCGTGATCGAGGCGAACTACATGGACAACCCGTGGTTGCCCGATGAGTTACGCGCGGAAATGGAGTTCGACAAGCGCCGCGATCCGGACAAATACGCGCATGTGTGGCTGGGCAAATACCGGCAGAACAGCGAAGCGCGTGTGTTCCGCAATTGGAGCGTCGAAGAATTCGAGCGGCCGGCCGGCACGATTCACCGCCTGGGCGCCGACTGGGGATTCTCGGTCGATCCGTCGGTGCTGATCCGCTGCGACATCGAAGGAAACCGGCTGTACGTCGATTACGAAGCGTACATGGTGGGTTGCGAGATCGTGAACCTGCCCGAGCTGTTCATGAGCGTGCCGGACGCCGAGAAGTGGCCGATCACGGCTGACTCTGCCCGGCCCGAGACGATCAGCCACATGCAGAAGAACGGCTTCCCGAAGATTCGCGCGGCTATCAAAGGGGCGAAGTCGCTGGAAGAGGGCGTCGAGTTCCTGAAGTCGTTCGATATCGTCGTTCATCCGCGCTGCAAGCATCTGATCGACGAACTCACGCTCTACAAATACAAGGAAGACCCGCTGACAGGGGCGATCCTGCCGATTCTCGAAGACAAGGACAACCACGTGATCGACGCGCTGCGCTATGCCTGCGAGGGCGCCCGACGTGCTGGGAAGGCTCCGAAGCCGAGCAAACCTGTAATTCGCCGCACCGTGCATGGTGCTGGCGCCTGGATGGGCTAAATGGCACGCAAACGCAAACTCGACGCTGAATCGAGCGGGCTTGACCCGATCGTCAAGGAAGCCAAGGAGCGTTTCGCCCGCTGCGAGGATGCCGAGTCGTCTTTCCGCAAGCTGTTCGTCGAGGACATGAAGTTTGCCAATGGCGACCCGGACAACAACTGGCAATGGCCCGACCAGATCCGCCAGTCGCGCGACGGCGACAATCGCCCGTGCCTGACAATCAACAAGGTGCGCCAGCACAACCTCCAGATCATCAACGACGCGAAGCAGAACAAGCCGAGCATCAAGACGCTGCCGATAGACGGTCAGGCTGATGTGCAGATCGCCAAGATTCTCGACGGCATCATGCGGCACATCGAATACAACTCGCACGCTGAAATCGCCTATGACACGGCGACGGAGTTTGCGGTGCAAGCCGGGCTCGGTTACTGGCGCGTGATCACCGACTACGCGCACGACGGCTCGTTCGAACAGGAAATCTTCATCC